CGTAACGCTTCAGAGTTTCCCCCGTGTACGCGGGGATAGACCTCCATCTGGCAGCGAGCCATTGGCGAGAGTGATGTTTCCCCCGTGTACGCGGGGATAGACCTTAAGTGTCCCGAAACAGGGTCTTGCAACGTAAGTTTCCCCCGTGTACGCGGGGATAGACCTGGGTACGTTGGTATAAAGAAGGCCAGCGTATTGTTTCCCCCGTGTACGCGGGGATAGACCCAACTGATGGCCGCTGGATGAACGATTGGGTACGTTTCCCCCGTGTACGCGGGGATAGACCTTTGCGGAGGGCATTGGCGGATAGCGCCATTTAGTTTCCCCCGTGTACGCGGGGATAGACATGAGCGATAGAACGAGTGATCCCCCTTGACGACACCGGAGACCCCCATGCCCAGCCCCTTTGAACCCGTCCGCATCCGCGAACTGCGGCGCATCCACACCGGCAAGCGCACCCTGTGCCTGGACGACGACACCTACCGCGATTTACTTGAGCGCGTGACCGGCAAGCGATCCGCCGCCGACCTCACCGCCCCGCAACGCCGCGCGGTGATCGACGAACTCTACCGCCTCGGTTTCAAACCCAAAGACCACCGCAAGCCCGCTCCCGGCGGCTTGGGCAAAACCCGGCTGCTGAACAAGATCGAGGCCCTGCTGGCAGACGCGGGCCGCCCCTGGACCTACGTGGACGGCATGGCCAAGCACATGTTCGGCCTCGACGCCGTGGCTTTCTGCGACGACCGGCAACTGCACAAGATCGTCGCCGCGTTGATGATCGACCAGAAACGCCGCCAAGCGCGGCAACCCGGAGGGGACGCCGCATGACCTGGCGGATGGCAGCCGCCGCGATCATCCGCCAAGTGATCGCCGAGACCGGCACGCACGATCTTCCCGCGTTGCGTCGAGCGTTACACGCCGCCTACCCCTACCGCGAACGTCGCCACTGGCCCTACAAAGTCTGGTGCGACGAAGTGCGCCGGCAACTCGGACGGCCTTTGATCGCCCGCCCGCGTCGCGCCACCGCCCAGGGGGAACTGTGCGTCTAACCTGCCCCTGCTGCGGCGCCACTCTGAGCCTTGAAGCGCTGCTCAACGACACCGCCGCCCGCCAAGCCGTCGCCATCGCGCTCAGCCTGCCCGCCGACCTCGGCCCCCGGCTGCTGCGCTACCTGGGCCTATTCCGCCCGGCCCAACGCAGTTTGACGTGGGAACGCGCCGCCCACCTGCTAAACGAACTCCAGGCGCTGATCGAAGCGGGCGAAATCCGCCGCCACGGTCGCCCCTGGCGCGTCAGACCCGCCGACTGGGCCGCCGCCCTGGATGAAATTCTTGAGCGCCGCCCCAAGCTCAGCCTGCCGCTCAAAGGCCACGGCTACCTGCTGGAAATCCTCGCCGGCCTGGCCAACCAAACGGAAGCCCGGCACGAACAACAGCGAGAAGAAGACCGCCGCCAACCGCGCCCCGATACCGGCAGCGGGATGCAATCCATTCAAGCGCTTATGGAGAATGTGGGTAAAAATTCCCCCCAAAATTACCCACAAAACTCCCCTATTCCCACCCTTGACAAACCCGCGCCCCGCCCCCCGCGCAGCGCCCCCAGCGCCGAATTCCGCGCGCTTCGGCAAAAACTCACCGGCCAAATGCCCGAAACTGACACCCTCCCGGAGAACCCGACATGACCGAAACCGCCCCCGCCTACGGCCCCCAGACCGACGTTCACCTCGACCTGGCCGACCAGATTGTCGACCTCACCGAGCGCCTGGACGCCTACCTCGCCCGCCCGGACTGCGACCCCGCTATCTGCGAAATGCTCACCCTCGCCATCGATATCATTGATGGCCTGCTCGCGGAAGAGAAGGCGGTGGAAGGACGGCGGCATTGAGAGAGGCAATCATGATTAAAAAACTACAACAGTGCTGGGACTGGTGGATTTACTGGCGCGCATACCATGCTTTTCGTCGCCTCTATGATTCCCGCTGTGGCTCTTTGTATTTTATGGAATTGCACTTGCGGAGATTGCGCGAGGAACGCCCATTATCGCCCGCCTTGATGCGCGCCGTTGAGTGTTTTCATAAGACGATGCCGGATCGGCGGCCCGGAAGCGATTAGCCCTCTCTTGTGCTATCCTCCGGTTCATCCTCCTGCTGACGTGGTGAACCGGAATGCAAATCCCCGACCACTACCCCCCGATCCTGGCCGACATTGCCCACCTACTGCGCGCGCGCCTGGGACAGCACCTGCCCGATACGACCGCCGAAACCCTGGCAATGGCCTGCACCGAGGATCTGGGGCTGACCTTTTCCGGCTGCCAGATTTATATCCCCAAGCAAGACGCTATGAGACGCGCCCAACGGGATGCCGCCATCGCGTCGGCCTTCAACGGGCGCAACCACGCCGGCCTGGCTCGGCGCTTTGGCCTGACCGTCACCCAGATCTACGACATTCTCGCCCGCCAGCGCCACGACCGGCAGCCCCCATTGTTTTAGCCCAGGAGGGGACAATGCGTGACCGGACAAGGAAATCACCGTTTTTGGAATAATTTGAGAATATTTAGACCCCTCAAATGAGGTAAAAAAACAGGAAATGCGCTTTTCAGCCCGCTGAAAAGTCTTTCGCGCGCGGATTCGGCATTCTGGTTCAAACGCTGTTTTGAACCGAACCGGAGCCGACCGTGTGAACCCGACCGCCCCCAGCGACGCCTGCTACGCCTTGATCAAAGAATTTGAGCGCGGCCCCAACGGCGATTTCGCCGCCAAACCCTACCGCTGTCCCGCCGGTCATCTGACCATCGGCTGGGGCCACCAACTCCTCAAGCGCGACGTCTTCACCTATCCGCTCAGCGCTGAACAGGCCCATGACCTGCTGGTGGCCGACGTCGCCCGCGCCGCCGCCGCCGTGGCCGACAGCGTGCGCGTCCGCTTGCAGCAGTGCATGTTCGACGCCCTCACCAGCTTCGTCTTCAACATCGGCGAAGGGCATTTCCTGGGCAGCACCTTGCTCCACCAACTCAACGCCGGGGCCTATCACGCCGCCGCTGATCAGATCCTGCGCTGGAACAAAGCCACGAACAAGAAAACCGGGGAAAAAGAACCGCTCGCCGGTCTCACCCGCCGCCGCGACGCCGAGCGCGCCTTGTTTTTGCGCGACGGGCTGCCGCAATGAACCGCCTCCGCCGGATTCAATTCAATCTCAGTGAGGCCAGTACCAAGCGCGGCATCGCCTTGTTCATCGCCAGCGGCATCGCCGTCTATCAGATGCTCTTTGGCAGCGGCGCGCCGGTCGACATCGAGGCGCTGGCCCACCGGGCGGAATTCTGGCTGGCGATCGGCGGATCGCTCTCCGGCTTTATCGGTATGTTTTTCCCTGATGAACCGAAAACCGTCCGGGTGGAACTCCCGCCCATCGCCCTGCAAGGCCGCAGTGAGTTTCCTGCTCCCGCTTCTTTTGGCCGGGTGCACGATCCTGAATTGGCGCTGCCACCCGTCCCTCACACCCGCCCGGATCGAGACGCCCCGGGCGCACCGTGGGGCTATAACGATTTCTGAGGTCCGCCTGCAATGTCAAACGCCACTCCCTTAAGCCGTGTATTGCTCCAGACTCTGTCTATGCTGCTGCGCGCCCTAATCGGCGCGGCTGACTGGGGCCGCGTGCGCGATGTCGTCGTCCGCCTGATGGATCGGGAGGCTTCCGGCGAGGACAAGCGGGCCTTCGCTGTCAGCGAGCTGCGCGCCCTGGGCGTCACGCTGTCCCAATCGGTACTGCATCTGGCCATCGAGGCCGCCGTGGTCTGGGCCACCCACCCCAACGGTAAGAGCGGACCCGCGACATGAGCCTGACGCTCAGCGCCTGGGAATGGCTCAGCCTGCTCGGCGGCAGCGGCGTGGCGCTGGTCACGTTGCTGTTTACCTTGGGGCGTCTGCTGTTGGCCCAGGTCGAGCGCCGCCTCGATAGCCGCTTTGCCCTCCTGGAACAGACCCGCCAGATCGCCAGCGCCCAATGGGGCGACCGCTTCGGGCAACTCGACACCGTGGTGCGCGCCAACGAACACCGCCTGACGCAATTGCTCATCGACTTGCCGCTGCAATACCAGCGCCGCGAGGACAGCATCCGCCAGGAAGTCGCCATCATCCATCGACTGGATGCGCTGGCCACCAAAGTCGACCACCTCTCCACCTGCGATCTGCGCACCTGCCCGATCCGCGATCACCACCTGCCGGGAACGCCCTGACATGACCGCTCTGTTCGATCTGGAAAAAGGCCGTCGCGAAACCCTACGCTGGCTGATCCTCTACGCCCTCTATGCCTCGCGTCCCCTAGGCGCGGGCGAGCTGATCCTGCTCACCTACGTGCGCGAGGGCATCGCCGATGTCACCCCGCGCGAGCTGCGCAATGAGCTGGACTACCTGGCCGAGCGCGATCTGCTGCACCTGGACGGACGCGAGAGTCCGCAATGGCGGGCGAAACTGACCCGCTACGGCACCGATATCACGGAATACACCATTGACTGTGAACCGGGCATTGCCCGTCCGAAAAAATACTGGGGAGACTGAGCATGGCCCCGCCGCCTCGTGTCGCCCTCTTGCCGGACGACCTGCGCGCCGAACTGGATGCGCGCCTGATTCGCGGCGCGTTCAGTGGCTATGCCGCCCTGTCCGCGTGGCTCGACGAACAGGGCTTCGAAATCGGCAAAAGCGCTCTGCATCAGTACGGCCAAGGGCTGAAAAAGAAACTCGCCGCCATTGAAACCAGCACCCAGGCCGCGCAACTGATCGCGCAGGCCGCCCCGGATGACCGCGACCAGCGCTCCGAGGCGGTCATGAGCCTGGTGCAGACCGAGCTGTTCAACGTCCTGGTCAACTTGCAAGAAGCTGCGGACTGCGACGACCCGGAAGGCCGCTTGCTGGTGCTGGGCAAAACCGCCAAGGCCATCGCCGACCTCTCGCGTGCCAGCGTCAATCAGAAGAAGTGGGCCACGCAGGTCAAGGAAAAGACCGAAGCTGCAGCGGCGGCCGTGGACAAAATCGCCCGCCAAGGCGGCCTGAGCGCCGACACCGCCAATGCCATTCGCCGCGAGATTTTGGGGATTGCCGCATGAATAACTTCGATCTTTTTGGTTTTGGATATCGTCTCTTTCTCCCACTCCCGGTATGGCCCTCGCCGCGCCGCCGGTCGTCGGGCGTACCCGCCGCCCGCCGCGCCAAGCGCGCGCGCAAAAACAAGAAGTGTCGGGTATGAAAATTCCAGATTTCCAGATTTCCACATAGTGTCATTTGATGAATGTGATCCTCCCCAGCACCGCCACGGCCGCCGCGCCGCCGGTGCTGTTGCCGTATCAACAGCGCTGGGTCGAAGATCGCGCCCCGCTCAAAGTCGCCGAGAAATCCCGCCGCACCGGCCTGACCTGGGCCGAGGCCGCCGACGATGTTCTGACCGCTGCCAGCGCCCGCGATGCCCAAGGGCAAAACGTCTATTACATCGCCTACAACCAGGACATGACCATCGAATATGTCCAGGCGTGTGCGATGTGGGCACGCGCCTTCGACTACGCCGCCAGCGAGATCGAAGAGGGCATCTGGGACGACGAAGCCGATCGTGACAAACACATCAAAACCTTCACCCTCCGTTTTCCCAGTGGCTTTCGTATCGTCGCGCTCACCTCACGCCCCTCCAACCTGCGCGGTCGCCAGGGTATCGTGGTCATCGACGAAGCCGCGTTCCATGATCAGCTTGATGAACTGCTCAAGGCCGCGCTGGCGCTGCTGATTTGGGGCGGGTCCGTGCGGGTGATCAGCACCCACAACAGCGTCGACAATGCGTTCAACCAGCTCATCCACAATGTCCGCGCGGGCAAGCGCGGCCAAAAGACCGGCATTCACCGCATTGAATTTCAAGCCGCCGTTGCCGATGGATTATACCGGCGCGTCTGCGCCCGGCTGGGCCAGCCCTGGAGCCCGGACGCCGAAACCGCCTGGATGCAGGAGGTTTATGCCTTCTACGGCGACGACGCCGGGGAAGAGCTGGATGTCATTCCCGCCAGCGGCGAAGGCGCGTTCCTGTCCAGCGTGCTGATCGAAGCGCGCATGGAGGACGCCCCCGTCCTGCGCTGGGCCTGTAAAAACGAATTCGCCCTACTGGACGACGCGACCCGCTGGCGCGAGGGCCAGGACTGGATCGAGGCCCAGTTGCACCCGGTTTTATCCACGTTAAATCCCCATTTAACGCATCATTACGGGATGGATTTCGGGCGCAGCGTGGACCTGTCGGCCATCGCGCCCCTGGCCGTCGAGCCGAATCTGACCCGCCGCTGCCCATTCCTGATCGAACTGCGCAACGTGCCCTTCAAACAACAAGAGCAGATCCTGTTTTATCTGGTGGATCGTCTGCCGAATTTCGCCAAGGGCGCACACGACGCCCGCGGCAACGGTCAGCAACTCGCCGAGGCCGCCTGGCAGAAATACGGGCAAGGCCGCATCGAGCCGGTCATGCTGACCGAGGATTGGTACCGGACGAACATGCCGGCGTTCCAGGCGGCGTTCCAAGATGCCATGCTTCTGATTCCGCGCGATGTCGATGTGCGCGACGACCTGCGCGCCCTCAAGCTGATCCGCGGCGTGGCCCGCATTCCCGACGGCTACAAGGGCAAAGGTGCAGACGGTAAACCCCGTCATGCCGACACGGCCATCGCCCTGGCGTTGGCTCATTACGCCAGTCAACAGCCCGTCGAAGTGTTCGCCTACCACCCCGTCCCGCGCCGTGCGCTCCCCACGGACCGTTCCGGGGCGCGTGATGGCGAGCGGTTCGCCAGCCGCCACGGTTTTTCACGAGGCGTGCTGTGATGACATCGGAATCCTGATTGCGTCGTTAAAACAGAAAATAGCTGACTGACACATCGACCTTGTCAGCAAATTCATCAATCGGCTCCTTAATTGGTATGAGGGTTGTATGAAAATTCTCGGTCCGGACGGCCGCCCGCTCACTCAAGACGATCTGACCCGCGAGGTTGCCAACGTTAGCCTGACCGGGGTGCGCCGCCGGTTTGCCGACACCGTCGCGCCGGGGCTGACCCCGGCGCGGCTGGCCAATGTATTAACCGCCGCCATCGAGGGCGACGCCACGGCCTATCTGACCTTGGCCGAAGAGATGGAGGAGCGGAATCTCCACTATGCCTCGGTACTGGGCACCCGCAAGCGCGCCGTGCTGGGCTTG